CTGACTTGGAAGTCGCTTGTAGCGACGTTAGGATTGAATCTCTAACTACTTCCTTTTATCCTTTTTAGGATTGTTGAAAAATGTTGGGAACAAATGTTCTAAAATTTTCAAATATGGTTTTAATCCCGGAACTAGGCCTGCCGTGTTGGCAACGGAACGTGCTGCGTTCTTAACCTTAGTCCAGAATGAATCGCCAGGTTTGCGAGCAGTAGACAACTCCTCTAAAACGGCATATTGATTGCCTCGAGCTGATGCTGAAGGTTGCAGTATGCCGTAATAGTCGGCGTTGGGAGTTATCTCATAATTTACGCTCCAAGTAAACTGAAAATCTTGATTTGGAGCGCCGGTGATGGCAAAATAAACGTTGTTGTTCATCAACTCTGAAGAGACTACTTCGTTTCCTATAGGTATGTCACAAAAGTTAGTGTTATATGCGGGATATAGGTAGTCTGATTCCATCATTGCCGGAGAAAAGTAGCCTACGAATTCAAATGTTTCAAACGGGACCGGTTGTATACGATAAACTGCGTAGCACATTGAAGTGTAGAAATCGTAGCATTTGGGTTCATGTGGAATGTAAATGCCAGAATGTTCTACATCACAATTGGTTGTGTGTGACGTGCTTAATTGACGCAGTTGGTCTATGCTATCGGCGGCTACGTATTGTATAGTGTGTCCGCTGGTCAATGCTCCGCTACGATTAATCGCTGGAGAGACATTGACGCATTTAATGCCAGCAGACACGACGCGTAAGGTATCGATGGGGCCGGAGACTTCTCCTCCGTATTTTTTGTACATAGTGGTTCGCTCCCCTGGGCTACTAAAAACCTGATAACCTTGAGCGTCCAAGCTGGATCTAGTTTCTATGGCTTCTCGCTTGCCATAGAGCAGCTCTGCGAAAGATATATTTACCGTTCCTCCGACTAGATCTGCGGAAGTGGAGGAGAAGGTGGGGGTATAGGATGCAATAGTAAATCCTATATCCCAAGGTCGAAACAATAACCTTAAAGTTCCATTGGCGTCCGATGAGATAGTGGTCGATGATTCGAAATTATACGTGGACGTCTCGATCGGGTATATATTTGGGATTTTAGTCCTAACGTGTGTGAAAGGATCTATTAGACTTTGTCCGTACTCTATTTCACTATCAGTAAAATGGGATTGTTTCTCTGTCGCGTCGGGTCGATCGCGAAGCATTTTACTTTTAGTGGGTTTAGTGCGTCCGTCCACCCTCATAAGCTGCACATCGTTGGTTGGGTATGCTTTTAACGATGTGTCTCCTCTCTTTCTCTGTTTGATCTTAACTCCTCCAGGTCTCAGTGCTCTCACTAAAGATTTGCGGTTGTTTGCGCTATTTGCTTTCTTCATTTTAATAGTGAGATCTAAGCAGCATCCTATGTCGCAGTTCAGGAGTTCATTAGGAACAAGCACCGCTTGACCAGGCTGAACAATGCTAGACAGATTATATAGAGTCGACACCAAGATTTCTGGATGAGTGCCGGTGTGAATAGAATAGCCTGTCATTTCGTCTAACGGATCTATATGTTGATCAACCATAGCTATATTTATAAATTTTTTGTCACGCATACTCAATACTCTTTCATCTCTTTCGCCATATTCGAGGCGTGCTTGATAAATGAGACTTGTTAGAGGCATTGACTTGCATCCATGAAGCTCTGTGTACGCAACAGCGTACGCGTGCGTTTTCGGGTTCTTGATGTAGGAAAGTTCCGAGCCTGCGTAATATCTCGATCCTGTAATCGCTTTCTTGATGTCTCGTACTATCACAATTTTACCGTTAGTGAGGATTGATCTTTTAGATATAAACTCTAAATCCCACCAGTATCCGAAATTTAACGATTTCGCTGCTTGACCAAGTCCATGAGCCCTACCGCTTTTAGGCGCATCATACACTTCCCAAAAAGCCCTTGTCCAAGCTTCGACGTCTTTATTACGAATCCACATACATGCATCGTCGCCGGACACGAAGAACAACAAGTCACTGTACAATATTCCTGCTTTGGCGGCTGTGTACAGACCGTAATATATTACTCGCAGAGTGTTGCCTAATGTAGTCTTGGTGGGGTGTCCACTGAACGTGGTGCCCTGCAAAACGAACTTTCCGACGTATTGCTTCTCGAGAGTGACGTGTAGGTTGGCCACGTGATCTTTCAATATGTCTAACACTTCGTAAGCCAATCTATTTGATATCGGGAATAGCTCCAAAAATTTCGGAAACGCGGCATTCATAAATTCGTCATCCACTATCCTCATTAACTCTACGTGTTGGTTAGAGTCGTGAGCAGATCCGTCCCATGAAGTTCTAACCCAGTCATTTACAACTTTGTCTGAGAAAAATTCGTTAATTTTATCTGCCAACTTTTTTGAGTTCATCGCATGAATGAATTCCTTGTACCAATGTTTCGCCACAGCAATGAAATATTGCTGACACCATGCGACGAACATCATGCGATCCTCAGGATCCCAAATTAATCGAGCCCTAGCACTGAAAACGTCAGGATTAGTTGAGTAATTAAATTCCCCGCTTTTCACCATGGCTGTAAAATTAGGATGCCCATAGCCTAAAAAGTGTCCGACGTTCATCACCATCGTGATGTACTCCTCATAGCGCTTTTTCTTGTTCTCAGGCCAAGCTTTTTTATCCGCGCACCAATCTTTAGGGCTCTGCACCTCGAAGTCTGGATATCCAAAAAGTTCCTTCCGTATAATAATGTCGTGTTTGACAAACTGTGAAAAATCTGTTAACATATCTATGGATGGCGCATTGGTGCTGGCTAAATGTCGGTTCGTGATAGCGCAAACCAAAGTCGTGGCGTGTTTATGATCGAACGTGTAAGGTTCGACAATCTTGCACACGTTGTTTACGGGAGTATACAATTCTGCGCCACTTAGAGGATAATCCTTGGCGATGTATTGCCTATCAGCATCGAGATGTCCTAAATTAAATGTATTAATAATTTCGACGGGATCCGTTAACTTAACACCTTGAGGTGTAGCGAAGTGATGAAAAGCACGGCTCCACTCCGTATTTATTTCGGAGATGCCGCATTGCACTAAATACCCTCCGACATCGCCAGATTCGACGTAATATTTAGGGTCGACTTCGAAATCTTCGAGAATCAGGTTATCCTCTGTCCTGTCTAATGAGTGTTCAGATTCTATGGATGATTTTTGCATCACACTGCCTGAATCGGAGTTATCGCAATTTGAAGTTTGTTCGCTTTCTTCTTCCAGACAGTAAAGTTCTACTAATCTAGCTTGATTCCTCGTGAGACTTTCGGTCCAATGACTGTTGTTTGTTGATGCTGTGGGGTACAGTTCGGCTGGAATTATTTTGTCTGCGTCAGTCTCCTCGTCCTCGGTGACGTTGGCTCGTTCATTCTGTAATGGCTCCGCGATTGGTGCTTCCTCTAGCTCTGGTTGCGGTTGAATTGGTCTCGGTGCTAGCAGGGGCTGGCCTTCGGTTACGTAATCGAAGCCGAATTCTTGTCGAGCTATTTCTTTTTTCCGCGTTTTTTCTTCCTCGATTAGGCGTGAGTTGCGTTCGTATAATGCCACGGCCTCCGCGTCGAGTTGTCTGAGGCTTTCTTTCATCGCTTCAGTTAGACCAATTTCTAATTCGACGAACTTAATGGCTGACGTATACGCAGAACATGATCCTACGGGCAGTCTACGACCGATTTCTTTCAATGAGATATCAAATGCTAACGGTTGCAATTCGGTCCTACTGTATATAAACTCGTCTGTTTTCCCTCCTCTAAGAAACGCTTTTCGGTCATGCAAGGTCCAATTGTCTGCTATCCTTAACAACCGTTCGCTATTGTCTACATGTAGAGGTCCGAAATGACGGTGAGTGTCCGCTGTAAGATGTACTCGATTATCGCGAAAACAACTCATGATATATGCCTTGAAGGCGCGCCATTTCATGCCGTAATAACTGAGTACAATTTTACGCATACTTTTCCCATAACGGCCTATCAAGCACAGCCAGCCTATTTCTTCGGGATAATCATGAGCCAGCTTGAGAAGCGTAGCCCGAGCTGATGACGTGCAGCAGCTGTCCCCTGAGCAAGCCTCGCACTTATAATATTTCTCTTCCAACAAAAACGGTAACCACTGTATGTATTGGCTCCACGAAAGATTGCGAGCCATGTCTACTGGTCGAGAATATGTGACTGGTGTTTTGGGCTGGGAGGCTTCACTAGTGACTATTAATTTTTCCACTATGTCCAAGTTGTGGATAGTGTTGTGCGCTTTGGGAGCGTTCTTAGCAATCACATATAGAGCCGTGTTACTAGGCTTAGACATCGTGCTCCGAAATTGCAACAGTCTCTTAGCCAAATCAAAATTTACTGCCATATTAATCGATGTGATCTTGTTTGGCATCTCTAACACGTGCTGTGGCTTCCAAATGCAAATGGTTTCACACAACCCTATTTGCCATCTATTGCAAACAGAGTTTAAATTGGAAAAATCATAACTGGCATGAGTATAAATGTTTCCGTTACCCTCCATAAATACTCTAAGCTTGTCATCCATAAA